TGAGTTTTGGACAATTAGAATTACAACAAGCAATATTTACAGCATTGAATAATGACTCAACTCTTACAGATACTTTAGGAGCTACTATTGTTGATGATGTTCCACATGGAACTTCATATCCATTTGTGAAAATTGGAGAAGCAAGATCATCTGACTATTCAACAAAAGATTTTGTTGGTGGTGAAAGTTTAGTGGAATTACACATCTGGTCACAATACAAAGGATCAAAAGAATGCAAACAAATTATGGACAGATTGCATTCTTTACTTCACAATAGTAGTCTAAGTGTTAGTGGATTCAATCTTATTAACATGAGATTTGACTTCTCTGACATTTTGCAAGATTCAGATGGATCAACTAGACATGGAGTCATGCGATTCCGGGCAATAATATTAGGAACTACTTAATTTATTAGGAGTAAGTATGGCAGCACAAAAAGGAGCATTATTATTACTTAAAGTTGGTAATGGTGGATCACCAGAAACTTTTACTACTGTTGCAGGTCTAAGATCAACAAGTATTGCATTGAATGATGAAACTGTTGATGTGACCAACAAAGATAGTGGTGGTAAAAGGACTTTACTAGCAGGTGCAGGAATTAACTCTATTTCTGTTTCTGGCTCTGGAGTCTTTACTGATCAACCATCTGAACTTACAGTAAGAACTAATTTTGCTAGTGGATCATTTGCAAATTATCAAGTGGTCTTACCGGACTTAGGAACTTATGAGGGTGCTTTCCAAATAACTTCACTAGAATATGCTGGTGAATTTAATGGAGAGGTCACATATTCATTGTCCTTAGAGGGTAGTGGCACAATTAGTTTTAGCTAATAGGATTTACAATGAGTTGGCAAAAAGTTGATTTAAAGGTAAACAACAAATCAATCAAAGGTGACTTTAAATGGTTTGATGATGAGGGTGTGGGTGAACTCCACATCCCTTTTGTCAAAGCATTAGGTGAATCTTTAAGTATTGCAAAAAAGCAATACAAGATTCTTTCTTATGAGGTAGATGAGAGAGATGATATTTTAAAAATCAAACTTGCAATGGCAAGTGATAAAGGAGAAAAGTCAAATGACAAATCCATTGAAAGGTCAGATTGAATTTGATTTAGCAGGAAAATCTTACAAAGCAAGATTGACTATAGAAGCAATTATGGGCATTGAAACTGCTCTAAATTCTTCTTTGCTCAAAGTTGCTAGTCAGATGTCTAATGGTGATGTTTCAGTCACCCATCTTATAAATATACTTCATCCAGCACTTAGAGGTGGTGGTAATGATTTATCATTACAAGATGTTATGAAATTAGTAGATAAAGCAGGGATTGTTTCAGCAACAACAGCTGTATCACAAATTCTTGGTAAGACACTCAATCCAAGTGAGGATGATCAAAGCTCAAAAAAGTCAGAACAGGATTAACTGCTGATGATGAGTTGCCCATAGAAAGATTGTTTGAAATCTGTTGTGGGATGATTGGGTGGACTCCGGAGAGTTTCTGGAAGTCATCCTGGATAGAAGTCCAAAATGCTGTAAAAGGATTCGCTGAGTTTAATAGTGATGGGAAACCACCACCATTAGCCAGAGATGAATTTGATGAACTTAGGGAGTTATATCCAGATTAATGCAAGGAACAGTCACAGATAAGTTAATAGTTGAGATAAGAGCAGAAACAGCTCAGCTTCAAAAAGACTTACAAAAGATGAAAGGTCAGCTTGATAAAGCTGAAAAATCATCTAAAGGTCTAAATCTCTCTCTCAAAAATGTTGCAACTGCTCTTGCAGCAGTTGGAGCAGTACAAGCCCTTGGATCAATAGTTCAAACCACCCGGTCTTTTGAAGATTTAAAAGCAACACTAAAAGCATTGACTGGCTCTGTTGAGGGAGCAGAAATATCTTTTGGTATCATTGAGAAGTTTACAGCAACAACAACATTCCAACTTCAAGGTGTGACTCAAGCATTTATCACCTTACTACAAGCTGGTATTACTCCAACTCAAGACGCTTTACAAGACTTTGGTAATCTCGCTGCAGCGTTTGACAAAGACATTTCTGTACTTGCTCAAGCTGTATTTAGAGCAATGACCGGTGAAATGGAAATGCTCAAACAGTTCAATGTTGTTATGAAAGTTGAGGGTGATAAGTTCAAGGCAACATTTAATGGAGTCACAACATCAGTAGATAGAAATGGTATGGCAATTTCTGAATATATCAGAAACATCTCAAGAACAAACTTTCCAACTGCATTAGAAGATAGAGCAAATACTCTTACAGGTGCAATATCAAACTTACAAGACGCATTTGATATGTTTCAATTTAAGATTGGTATGGAGTTCAAACCGGTACTCATTGAGATTGCCAAAGACTTGACAGATTTCTTTAGAGAGTCTGATAGGGGTGCAAAAACTATAGGTAGTACTCTTGCAGGTGCAACAAAAATTCTTGCAGTTGCCCTCAAAAATCTTGATGTAATTATTGGAGCAGTCACCGGTGCTTTAATAGGTATGTTCGCAGCAAATATAATCACCGGTATTGGTGGTCTTATTTCACTTGTTAATAAGCTCAGAACTGCTACTACAGCTCTTGCTATTGCAGAGGGAATCTATCTTGCAATTAAAACCAGAGGTGTTGCATTACTAACAATGGGAGCTCTGACCGGTGCTGTCACAACAGCAGTCATGAGAGAACTAAACAAAGTGACAGAAGAGAATAATGATCTTGGTGAAGATGACATAGCTATAAAACAAGCCCAACAAAGAGAAGAAACTAGATTATCACAAATCATGATGAAGAGTTTAGACGCAACCCAACTGCTTACAAAATCAGAAAGGGACATGATTGCAGTCACTCAAGACCTTACTAAAGTCAAAACCAAATTAGAACATAGACTAAATTCTATGTTTGGTTTTGATCTGCAAAATAGAACAAAGGCATTTAATAATCAGTTGGATATTATGAGAAAAATATTTACTGATAGAAAACTTCTTGAAGCACTAAACAATGAGGGTTTTGTAAAACAAGGAATTGTAAAAGAAGTCCCGGCAGATCAACTTGGTTTCTTTATGGACTTCAATAACCAAGACACCATAAATCAACTCAATGCCAACAGAGACATAATGACAAATCTCTTTCTTGATGAGGGATTTGTAGACGCACAAATAATAGCTAGAGAAGTAGAAAAAGATGGTGAAGTAATTGTCAAAGGATTCATCAGAGGTATTGAAGCAGAATCAGCTAGCAATCTTACAGGTGAGGATAGATTTGCTCAGTTCTTAGGATTTAAAGATCATGCAGATATGAGCAGAATTGCTGAACATTTCTTACCAGCAGGGAATATACAAAAAGCAACAAAGCAATTTTTAAGTGCTATTGACAAAGGTATAGGAGATTCTCAGTCATTAGGTTTCTCTGGTGGTGGTGAGTTTGAAACACTTAAATTCTTCTCTATGGATGAGAATATAGAAAGTTTAAAAGCATATAAAAATCTATTGCAAGAAGAGGGATTGTTGCCACCGGGACTTGGAGATGATGTACAAAGTCTAAAACTGTTCCAAACATTCTTAAAAGAAATTGTTGATGAGGGGGAGAGATCCTTACTTGTTCTGTCACCAATGGCAGACGCATTGAAAAAAATTGCAGATGAAGCTAAAAATCCAGTTATAACCTTTGAAGATTTTACAGATGAAATCCTCAACAATAGAACTGAAATGACAAAACTATTTAATGAGATTAATGCAAAATATCCAACTATGTTTGAAAGTGTTGATGATTTTATAGAGCATTCAAAAAATGGAGTGGAGTCACTAAGAGATACTGTAGAGAGTGCTTCTGATATATTCTCTGGAGAGTTGCTCCAAGCAGTTGTATCAGCTACAAACTCATTTACAAATGACTTTGTTAGAGCTCTACTTGATGGTCAAGACGCATTAGAAAGTTTTAAAAGTTTTGCTAAAAATATTGTCAGTCAAATTATTTCAATATTTTTGCAAATGGCAATCATCAATAAAATTATAAATTCTATATTCAACCTCAGTCCTGGGGATGAGGGGTATCAACCAGAACTTAATGTATTTGGAGAAAGTGCTAGTGGTGGCAGAATGCAAAGAGGTAAACCATATCTTGTAGGTGAAAGAGGTATGGAGTTATTTGTCCCGGATCAAAGTGGAACTATGATGAATAATATGAATACAAAAGGAGCAATGGGTGGAACTCCAATAATAATAAATCAAAGTCTTAACTTCTCAACAGGTGTTCAACAAACAGTAAGAGCAGAGGTTATGTCACTTATGCCACAAATTACAGAAGCAAGTAAGCAAGCTGTCTCAGAGGGTGCAATGAGAGGTGGTAGTTTTAGAAGAAGTCTGAGAGGTACATAATGGCAAGAAGAAAAATAACTATGCCAAACTCACCAAACTTTGTGAGTTCTAATTTTCAACTAATTAGAGTTGTGGGCTCTGGTGCAAGTATCTATACAGGTAAAGATTATACTCAAGATTTTGGTGGAGCATATTGGTCTTTCTCTGGTGCTTTACCACCAATGACAAGAACTCAAGCAAGAAATTGGCAAAGCTTTCTTTTAGATTGTGAGGGACCTAAGAATGTTTTTGAGTTTGCTGATCCAGACGCACTCACAAACCAAGGAACTTTTGATGGTAGTTCTGATCTGCTAACAGAAAAAAGAGTAGACGCCGGGAGTGTGACTTTATCTGCAACTAGGTCTACTTCAAGAATTACTTGCACAACTTCTATTTTTACAAATGCAGTAAATGGAGATTATATTCATATTGCTGGATTCACCAATAATGACAACAATGGTACTTTTAAAATAACAAATAAAGTAAGTGCAACAGTTGTAGAAGTTTCTGCATATCTTACAGATGAAAGCTCAGTCTCAAGCTGTTCTGTTAAACAAAATGTCCAAGGTGCAAATGCTCTTTCACTTAGAGCTAGTGGTAATACAGGAAATGGAACAATATTAAAAGGTGACTATCTTGGTATTAGAGCAAGTGATATATCAAATGCAAATCTAGTTCTTGATCCTGTTCAGTATGTAATGGTGACTGAGAATGCAACAGAAACAGATAATGGAAACTCTGATAAAAATCACTTTTCTGTAAAGGTAATGCCACCACTTAGACAAGACTTAGCTGACTCTAATGCTGTCAAATTTATAAGTCCAAAAGGTCTATTTAGACTTGCAACACCTGTTGTTGAGTGGGACGCCGATCATGTAAGCAGATATGGAGTGAGCATAACAGCAATTGAGGTAGTCTAATGGCAACCAGAAACCTAACAAGTAAACTCCAAACAAGACTTGCTGAACAACATCAACAAGGTATTTTCTTTGCTCTAAAAGCTGAGTTTGATTCTGACACTATAAGACTTTGGAGTGGATTTGAAGATATTAATTTACCAACAGGAAACAGTAATGCCAATGAATCATATATTGGTAGTGGTAATTTAATAAGAATATCTGAGATAAAAGAAACAAGAGAAATACAATCTGATGGTATTTCAATTCAGTTAGCAAGTATAACTCCTCAGATAATGACTATTGCAACTACAGAAAACTATCAGAACAGAGATATTGAATTGAGAATGGGCTTTATGGATGGATCAAATAAAGACTCTGTTGCAGGAACATTTATTATTTTCAGAGGAAGAATGACAAACATCAGTATATTAGATGATCCAACAGCACCTTTTATAGAAGTCCAATGTGAAAACAGATTAGTTGATTTGACAAGACCATCAAATCTTAGATTCACAAATGAATCACAAAAATATGTTGCAGGTAGTACAACAGATACATTCTTTAGATTTGTTAAAAGTATTCAAGACAAAGAAATACTTTGGGGTAGAACTGCAAGCTCTGGTGGTGGTGGTGGAAGTGCCGGTGGTAGAGCTGGTGGTAATGAAAGACATACTATAAGTTTAAGATGATCAAGAAGAAGATAGATTGGGAAGAGAAGCACTTTGAATTTTTGTTGAAACACAAAGATGATAAGTTTGTTTGGGGTAAATGGGATTGTATAAAGTTTGTAAATGCTTATCTAAAAGCTATCACTGGAACTGACATTGTAAAAGGTGCAAAAGGTTTGGATTCTTGGAAAGATGAAAAACAAGCAATGTCATCAATTAAGAATTATGGAAAGACTCTAGCAGGAGCAATCAATAAAGCAGTTGTTGAAAAAGGTATGAAAGAAGTACCAAAGTCAAAATTTAATTTTCTTCAAAAAGGTGATCTAGTTTGTTTTAAAGAAGAAACAGAACTAGCTGGAATTTGTGATGGGTATAACATTATGGGTCCGGGAGAAGATGGCATATCTTTAAAGACAAGTTGCAAGATTGTTAAGGCATGGAGAGTAGATGGCTAAGCATATAAAGAGAGCCATAAAAGCAGCACTTTTCATAGCAGTTGTTTTGTATATGCCCTATGCTGTTTTCAAGTGGATTTCAAAAGACTTATTCTTAACAAGTGTTTTTGCTAGTTTTGCTTCTACATTTCTGCAATCAGTTTTTTCCAAAGGTACTGACGCTGGTAGTCAAAACTTTGGTACTAAATTTGCCAACAGAACATCTCTTGCACCAAGACCAATTGTTTATGGTGAATGCAGAATAGGTGGAACTATAGTTAATATAAAGACTTCTGGGACTGACAATCATAAATTACATTTAGTTATAGCTCTTGCCGGTCACAAACTAAACTCTTTAGAAAGTATAAAAATAGGAGCAGATAATATATCACTAGCTCCTAGTGGTCAGACAGCAACTCTTGGTCAATTTAAAAGAGTGACTCTAGCTAAATTTGTAAATACAGATAATGACAATGCTTTTACAGGGGGATCTCTAATTAGATTTAGATTTGTTGATGGATCACAAACATCAGCAGATTCTCATGTTGTTGGTGCAATGCCTGGTATGTTGAGTAATGACATAGGTATTGATGTTGCTTATATCTATATTGAATGTATCTATGATCAAGAGAAGTTTGGTAGTTTCCCTAATTTTTCTTTTATTGTAAAAGGTAAAGAAGTATTTGATCCAAGAGATGACTCAACTGCTTTCAGCTCAAATCCAGCTCTTTGTATAAGAGATTATCTTTCAAATACTACTTATGGAATGAAAGCAAAAACAGAAGAGTTGAATGATACAACTAATGCAGGTGGTTTTTCATCTGCTGCGAACACTTGTGATCAATCAGTCACAATCAATAATTTAGGCACTCAAGAAACAAGATATACACTCAATGGTTTTACAGATATGGGAGCTCAACCAGAAGATGTTATAAGAAGTATGCTGACTTCATGTGGTGGTAAATTAAGTTATATTGATGGTAAGTTCAATCTTATAGTTGCTTCTGCTCAGACACCATCTCTGACTATTACTGATGATGATATTCTTACACCACCAACATTTACAACAAAAGCAATTACAGGTCAGATGTTCAATTCTGTAAAAGCTATTTTCCCAGATAAGAATAGTGATTATGTAGCTACAGATTGCCCTGTTGAAGAAAGCAGTACATTTCTTGCAGAAGATACACCTACAGGTGAGTCAAGTGCAAACTATAGAAAGATGATGGAAATGCAGTTGCCTTTTACTACTTCACAAACTAGAGCTCAAAGACTGCAAAGAATATTTCTCAGAGAAAGCAGACAAGTTGCTCAAGTAGGTATTACAACCACAATAGGATTTATGAGACTTCAACCGGGAGATTGGGTGTATCTTACAAATAGCAGATTGGGATATACAAATAAAGTTTTTGAAGTTCAAGATACTTCTCTAGTGCCTAATGAAGAGGAAGATACTGTATTTCTAACAACTAAACTTACACTCAGAGAGGCAAGTGCAGATGTCACATCTTTTACATTCAATGAATACTCAACACCAATATCTGATGATGATCCGGGAGACTCAGATGATAGAAGTATATCTGCTCCAAGTGGTTTGAGTGGTACTGTTCAATCCATTATTGATGGACCTACAAATAAAATTAATATCATTGCAAGTTGGACAAATGCTACAAATGACAACATTTCTGGAACTGATGTCCAATATAAATTATCAACTGATTCTGAATACTCATCAATAGGAGTTATGAAAGGTGTCACAAATCTGACTATTGCTAATGTGTCTGACAACAAAACTTATAATCTTAGAGTAAGGCACTTTACACCGGATGGTATCTTTTCTGATTTTAGCTCTGTTGTAAATGTTGCTGTTAGTACAGCAGGGAATCCAGGTGATCCTACCAACTTGTCAGCTACTACAGGAAGAAGAGTTGCTATATTCCTTTCTTGGACAAACCCATCAGATACAAACCTTAGATCAATAAAGGTTTATAGAAAGACAGCAAATACTACACCTACTGATGATACTGATCTTGTAGAAACGCTTACAGGTGAGCCCGGCAAGATAATGAGAGTCAGACAAGGTTATCCAGAGAATCTATCACCAGGCACTAATTACTTTTTTTGGGTAAGAGCAGTCAATCATTTAGGTAATCATTCTGCATTTGTTGGATCAGTCACCGGAAACTTTGGTGAATTTACTGGATCAGATGTTGGTCTAAATAATCTTGGTGACTTAGATAGCACACAAAATACTAAGCTAACTAATATTGAGGAGAATGCAACAGTTGGTGCAAAACTTGGTACAAACCTTAAAGACTCTAGCAACAATTCTTTGGGAGATGAAGATGTAAGAAATAGTGATCTGTCTGTAGACTTTACAGGAGATACTACATTTAGAATCAAAAAAGGAAGTACAGTAATTGACACTCAAGCATTTAATAAAGGCAATGTAGGTCTATCTGATCTTGCAAGTTTAGATTCAGCACAAAACACAAAACTGACAGGCATAGAAGCAAATGCAACAGTAGGTGCAAAACTTGATGACAATTTGGTTGATGAAAATAACAATGATCTTGCAAGCTCTGATGTGGTCACAAACCAAGGAACTTCTAATGATACAAACAATGTAAATTCTGTTGCAAAAGCAGATATTACAAACTCCATTACCGGTGTTCAAACCAATGTTGCAGGTGTAGTTCAGAATCTTGCTAGTGGAACTCAAAGCATAAATGCAGGAGCTCTCAATGCAGGTGAAATAAATACATCTTTGCTAAAATTAAATGAGCTATTTTTACCAACTGAGGGAACATCTGCTAATGGTCAGACAGTTAATTTTGGATCAAGCATGACTTCTGTATCTCTTGGATCAATAGGTACAGGTCCGGGATTCTATATGGGTACTTGTTCAATAGAAATAGATGATGTCCAAAATGATGATATTAGGGGAGCTTCATTGCACATAGACATAAAAGAAAACACTACTATTAAATATACAAAATACTGGCCTATAGGAATAAAAGAGGGCAATCAATATTATGACGCCGGTGATCAGTTTGGAGATAATAATGATTTACCTGTAATGCACTTAGAGTTTGGATTCTTTTATACAGGAACAGGCACACTTAATTTATTTGTAAATGGTGACTCCAATGACTCAGTCACTACTTGCATAGTGAAAATGAGAGCAGTTAAATTTGGTGCTGAAACTGTATCATTTAACACTACAAGTTTTACATCATCAGTAAGTAATGCTACAGCAAGTTCAACTCAAGACTCTGGTACTATAACTGTTAGTGGTTTTACAGGGAGCAAACAAGTAAATCTTAGTGGTAATTCATCTGCCCTGGTGAGTGTGAATGGTGGATCATTTGTTAATGCAGCAAATGTTGGAACAATAACAGCAAACCAAACTTTTGAAATTAGACTAACTGCAAGTGCTACTGCCGGGACAACAAGAAGTGCTACAGTAGAGATTGGTGGTACTTCTGCAACATTTAGTGTGACTACTACCGGAACATATACACCATCCTTTAGTGGTGGTGGTGGTAGTGGTAGTGCCGGTGGTGGTTTTGAAAGTAATACTCAACTGCAATAATTATGACTTATACATTTAGCTATACAATTCTTACACATACATTCATCCAATATAAAGGACAAGATGTAATTACAAATATTGCCTATACAGTAAATGCCTCAAGATCAGATGGCAAAAGTGCAAGTTTTGATCTGTCTTTAAATTTTCCTTATGACTCAGTAGATACAGTTATTCCAAGATCAAGACAAAAATATGATGAGTCAGATAATCTAATAACTGAAAGTGCATATCAAAGTAGAAGTGATTTTACTTCTTATGCAAGTTTAACAATACCAGATGATTTGATAACATGGATTAGAAATCATCATGAGAATGATTCCTTGAACTTACAAGGATTAAAAATATTAACAGATCAAAAAATAGGAGCATAACATGGATGATATGAACAGAGGTAGATTTGCAGGGGATATGGATAGAAATGAAGTAGAGATGGACTTGTCAAAGTTCATGTCAATGATTGAAGAAATATCTCAACTCAAAGATAAAATCAGAGAACTTGAAGATGATGAAAGAGTAAACCCTCATCAAAAATGGATTCACTTAGCAAAGGCAATAGATTCTTGGAGAATATTTCCAAGGATATTTGTTGGTGTTTACATATTTCTTTTATACAAAGTTGTCATGTGGTTTATGGAATTGCCGGACCCAAACATAGAACAGTCTGCTTTAGTATCAATTGTTGTTGGAGCTATGGCAGCAGTATTTGGAATTTATGCAGGTACTTCTGGTCAGAGCAAAAAGTTCAAGGGTGAGGATAACTAATGCAAGATGTTTTGACTCTAATATCTGATGTAGGGTTTCCTATAGCATTGGCAATTATATCTGGATTCTTTATTTTCTTAACAATTAAATACATATTAGAAAGTGTATTGAATCAAGTTGCTGGTATAGAGGGTATTGTGAAAGCATTAGATAATAGAGTGAAAACAATGAATCATGATACCATTAGGGTAGATAATACAATTTGTTCAGTCCTTGGCATTGCCCCGGACCTAGATAGGATAGCAAGAGCAGATGGAAAAAATGACGCCAGAAGAGATTAAAAATAGATGGGGTAGAAAAGGTTTTCTAAACCACACATCTATAAAATCATTTAGAGATCAAGAATTACCAAGCAATGTTTTTGCTTTAGTAATGTTGACTGTTATCTGCTTAGCTAGTTGGTACTTTATAATCAAAGGTTTGATTTGGATAGTCTCTCAAATGCTATAGCAGATTATGGATTTCCAATCATTGCAGTTCTTGGATTGCTTTGGTTTGTATATTTTATATGGAAATTTATAACTGAAAAAATCAAACCCAAACTTGCCGAAACCAATACAATTCTGATAGGATTGATAGATAGAATTAGGGTGTTGGATAATGACCTTATCAGATTACAGCAAAAGCTGAACACTTATAAAAACATAGTGGAATTTGATAATGGTAAAAGCAAAGCAAACAAAAGCTCAAAAAAAAGAACTAGAGCAACAAAAAGATAAACTCATAAAGATCATTGCAGTAATAGGTGTCATACTTGTTATTGGTATTTTTGCACAAAATCTAAAAGCAGATGAGATTGTGCATAAGTTTAAAAGTCCATCCTTTAGTGGTGTCAATACTTCTAGTCATTATTTGACTATAGAGAATCAAGAATTTAATAGAAAAGAATCTATCAAAGCTGACATAAAAGCACTACAAGAACAGCTTGAGAGAGATAAAGAAAACACAACTCTTGCTAGATTCATAAGAAATTTAGAATCAAGAATCTTTGCTCAACTCAGTAGACAGCTTGTGGATAACTTATTTGGTGAAACACCAATGACAAGTGGTACTTTAGAATTGATGGGAAACACCATTGAATACTCAGTATCAGAAGATGGATTATTTATAACATTAATTATTACCACACCAGATGGAGTGGTGACTGAGATAACTTTGCCAATTGGGACATTCACATTTTAAAACCTTATCAATAGGATTACTAATATTACTGCTCCCCGGATGTAGTATCTTTCATGTCATTGAGGACACAAAACAAGAAAGATTCCCAAGCAAAAAACTCAATATAGCTAAAACAAGAACTCTTTATAGTGAAGAATTGTTAAATGTTGAGATCCCAGACATCAAGCCAGTAGTTGGTGTTTACTCTACAGCATTCTCTGATCAAACAGGGCAGAGAAAATCAAACTCTGAATTTGCTTTATTCTCTACTGCTATAACACAACAACCCTCAAGTTTACTTATCCATGCTCTAAAACATACAGCAAATGGTCAGTTCTTTGTTGTTGTAGAAAGACAAAATTTAGACTCACTCACAAAGGAAAGACAGTTGATTAGAAGTACAAGAGATCAACTTGTAAATGCAGATGGAGAAAAAAAAGAACTTATGCCATTACTTTTTGCAGGTGTTTTATTTGATGGTGCTGTTGTTTCTTATGACACAAATATCTTGTCCGGGGGTTTAGGGTCCAGATGGTTAGGGGTAGGAAAATCAGTCAGATATAAAATGGATCAAGTGACTGTAAGTCTAAGGATGATAAGCACTTCTACCGGAGAAATACTATTAGAGACAATGGCAACAAAAACAATTTATAGCTATGGACAATCTGAGGATGTCTTTAGATTCTATGATATGCAGACACAACTTCTTGAGATTGAAGTTGGTAATGCAGAGAATGAGGCAACTACCATTGCTTTACAAAAAGCAATAGAGAGTGCATTATATGAAATCATATCCCAAGGATATGAAAGGAGATTTTGGAAACATGATTAAAAAGACTTTTATGTTTTCATTATTATTAAACAGTCTTGTTGCAGTAGCAACTGATAATGAAATCTATGTTGATCAATCTGGAGCAAACTCTAGTATTGACCTTGAACAACTTGGATCATCAAATATGATTGGTGGTCTGAACTCATCATCTGGCTCATTAGTGGCTTTTGACCTTGATGGTGGAACTATGGTTTTGGACATCAATCAATTAGGTGATTCAAACAAGTTTCTTGGTGATATTTTTGCTGACAATTCAACAGGTTTTTTTGAGTTCAATGGTGACACTAATTTATTCACCATACAAATTGATCCGACAGATACCTATTCTGCTGATAGTTCAAATTGGAATGTGGATGTTTCTGGCAACACAAACACTTTCACATTAAACCAAGGAACTGCTGCATTAGCAGAACAGCTTGACCTTGATTGGCTAGTAAACGGCTCTGGAAATACCATGAGTTTCAATATAGATATTGATGGTGCTACATCTTATGTAGATTTAGATGGAGATGACAATACAATAACCTATGATGGAGATGGTTATGCAGGTGGATATTTCTACTTAGACTCTACAGGAGATGATGGACAGTTTACTATTCAGCAACAATCAACTCTTGCTTTAGATTATCTAAAGATCATTCAGACAGGAAACAATGCGAACATTTGTATTATTCAGTCTGATTCTGGCTCAACTTCCTGTTAATGCAAACCCAATAGGAGATGTTTCAGAATTAAATGGCAATGCCCAAATTGTAAGGGATGAGCCATTTATTGCTGAATTAAAATTACCAATACAACAGAATGATACTGCTATTACAAAGAATGGCAGAATGGGAATTACATTTTTAGATTCATCTCAAGTGTGGTTGACAGAGTATTCAAAACTCTTTATTTCAAAATATGTATATTCCCCGGACCCTAATAAGAGTGAACTAGGTCTAAAGTTTTCTCTAGGTACTGCAAGATTTTTATCTTCAAAACTAAACAATATAAATAAAGCAAATATTAAGATTGAAACACCAACTGCTTTTGTGGGAATAAATGGTACAGATTTCACAATGACAATAAATGAGTTGGGTGAAACTTTGGTAATACTTCTTCCGGATGAGTTTGGACTATCTAGTGGTGAAATAGAAGTAATTACAGGAGCTGGAAGTGTCATACTCAACAGACCTTTTCAAGCAACTACTGTTTCTGTATTTGAAAGCACACCATCTCCACCTGTTCTTTTAGATATAACTTTAGAACTTATTGACAATCTTTTGATTGTGACTCCACCAAAAGAGATTGAGGTAAGTCAAGAGACTCAAGATCAAACAAAAAAAACTGAGATACTTACAGAAGATGATTTAGATTTTGATTTTTTGGCAGAGGACTTTTTGGAAAGTGAGGACTTGAATTTTAGTGAGATTGATTATGACGCCCTTGACATAAATTTTCTTGAGGACTTACTTGATATTATTGATGAGTTAGCTATCTCTGATGATGAGGATGTTTTGGCAGAAGTCTCTGGTGTTAATTTAGTAGGAACAAATTTTGGTCAAGACGCAGAAACACAAATCACCACCTTTATTACAGATAATATAATTACTCTTCAAAGACAAGTATCAGAGTCAACAAGATTAGATTTAGCAGTTGATGGATCATATAGTATTCTTCTATGCCAAGATGGTGTCTGCAATAATGTTAAAATCAATGGTGGTAGCTCTACTGTTATAAAAATTAATCAATCAGATGGGTAATTTAAAGGTACTAGGATCTCTTCTTTTTATATTTAGTGCTATATATTTAGCAAATTTTTCAATGGTTGAGACAATAAAACTTAGAACTTTTGACGCATTTGTAGAGGAACAACAACCATCCGGATATTTCACAACCATATCTATAACAGAAAAAGATATAAGAGAGAGAGGTGGTTTTCCTTTTCCTAGATCAATGTATGCACAAATACAATATGACATTATGAAAAAGGGTGCTATTGGAGTTGGATGGACAATGAACTTCACTTACCCAGATAGATTTGGACAAGATGAAATATTTACTGATTTCATAAAAGATTTACCAACAGTTGTAGCTACATTTGAAAATGATAATGGTCTACAACCCCCACTTACAGGAACAGTAATTCTAGGATATGCAGATGAAGTCCCTGGAGTAAAAGTAGATGGGTATATGCCAAACATTGAGAGCATAAGAGAAAGTTCTTTAGAGGGTTTGGTTTCAGCACCGGTGGATGTGGATAACCTGTTAAGAAGAATACCTTTGTTGTATAAAACTGAGGGTGGTTATACCCCAGCATTTGCCACACAAATCATAAAAAGATTAGCAGAGTCAGATACTTATATTGTCAAACAAAGTGAATATGGCATTGAAGAGATTACTATACAAGGCATTGGACAAATACCAACTGATAACTTGGGTAGAAAATGGATCAGCTATGTAAAGTCTCCTACTACTACTTTGGAAGAAATGGATGTTGAGGGTAAGTTTGTAATCATAGGAGTTTCTGCTCCAGGGATATTACCTCAAACTGCAACACCCAATGGTTTACTTTTTCCTCAAGAAATTCAAACTGCTCTAGCTGAATCTTTGCTTATAAAAAACAGTCCATCAATCCCAGATTATGCTATTGCTGTTGAAATGCTGTTGATAATTATGACTATACTAATGGTTTGGTTTGTACTTCATAGGTTTAATTTAGGTATATCACTAGGTCTATTTACATCAATCATTGCCTTAGAGGGCATTTCTGGAGCTCTAATAATACAAAATGGGACACTTATTGATGTATCTTATGCAATGTTCTCTGGTATTTTTACAGGTGGGACAGCATTTTATTTAAACTATAGAGAACAATATAAACTTAGACAACAAATCAAAAAACAATTTGAAACATATCTTGATCCAAGGCAAGTCAAAAGATTACAAGAAAATCCCAAGTTATTAAGATTAGGTGGAGAAAAAAGATATTGCACTTATCTTTTTACAGATGTCCGGAACTTTACTTCAATGTCAGAAGAATTGTCACCAGAAGAAGTGACAGAAATTATGAACAAATCTCTTGATATGCAAACTGAGTGTATTCTAAAACATGGTGGTCTTATTTCAAACTATATTGGTGACGCTTGTTTTGGTATCTTTGGAGCTCCTTTCCCATTAGAAAATCATGAAGAAAAAGCTGTACTTTGTGCATTAGAAATGAGATCAGAACTTATAAAACTTAATCTAAAATTTGCTGAAAGAGGATTACCACCAATTGAAATTGGTTGTGGGATTCAGTCCGGGTATAGTATTACAGGAAATCATGGAAGCACAAAAAGGTTTTGCTATACATCAATAGGTGATCCTGTAAATACTGCAGCAAGACTAGAGAGTGCTACCAAAGAAGCAAATGCACACATCCTAATTGGAAAGGAAACTGAAAAAGGTTTATCATTTGAATTGACACCTCTTGATCCAATAAAGGTAAAGGGTAAAGAAGAAATGTTGGAAGTATTTACATGGGACTCAGACTCAATCTAATTATTGGTGCAATAGCAATATCTATTATTGGTGGTTGCATTTGGTATATAGATTATTTACAAGATCAGATTGCAACTCTAAAAGGCAATCAAATTACTTTACAAAATGAGATCAAAACCCAAAATGAACAAATCAAAAATATGATTGAACAAAATCAAAAACAAAATAGTTTGATAACTTCTATGGAAAAGGAAAAGAATGAAGCAGAAAGAGAAGTCAATAAATTAAGAGATACTTTTGCAAGGCATGATTTAGATAATCTTGCATTAGCTAAACCAGGACTTATAGAAACAAGAGTAAACAAAGCAACCAAAAGAGTTAAAGATGATCTTATAACTCTGACAAATCCAGATCAGTTTGATGAAGTTGAAACAGATAGTAATTAGTCTAGCAGTATTTTTAGTTGCTAGTTGTAGTATGATTCCAAAATCTGAGCAACCTGTAGAAGTTGTAAGGGTAGCAGAAAGACCACCTATATTTCATCCACCATTACCAAGAGAACTAGCATTAGTTGATGTAGATTTTGAGATCCTAACACCAGAAATTATGGAACAATATCTGAAAGATATTGAAGAGGGTAATGCACCAAGAAAAGCTTATTATGCCCTTACAAGTAAAGAGTATGAGAACTTATCTATGAACATGGCAGAGTTCAAAAGGTATCTAAAAAACATTTTAGCTATAAATAAGTATTACAGAGATTTGGACAAAGATGATGAAGAAGAAGAAGAAAAGTGATACTATCTTGAGATATTCAATATAAACCGGGAGGCAATATGGGATTTATAGGAGATATAGTAGGCATAGTGACTGCAATAGTGACAATCAGTTCAATAGTCGCAGCAATCACACCTACTCCAAAAGATGATGTATGGATTGGCAAACTTTATAAGTTAATTGATCTATGTGCATTAAATATTTTGAAAGCAAAAGATAAATAATTTTATTAAGGGCAGTTGCCCTTTTTTGTTATGGAAAGTCCAGAAAAATATATCTATAGGTTAGAACTCACAAAAGTTATAGATGGAGATACTATCAGAGGAACAATCTCTCTTGGTTATGATATTTATTTGTATAATAAAACCATAAGGGTAAATTCTATTGACACTCCGGAGTCCCGGATCAACACAAAAAAATATCCACATAGAGCAAGAGAAAAAGAGTTAGGACTATTAGCAAAAGAAAAACTTAAAGAATGGTTAGTGGGAGACATTACAATAAAATCCTATGGACCTGATAAATATGGGAGAGTGTTAGCAGATGTTTTTTGCAGTAAAGGAAATATTGTTGATCTGCTCAAAGCACATAATCCACCTTTGGCAGTTGATTATGATGGTGGAACAAAAACAAAAATATGGGAATGAAGTTATGAATATTTCAGAAGAGGGAAAAGCATTAATAAAAAAATTTGAGGGTTGCAGACTAGAAGCTTATAAATGTTCAGCAGGAGTTTGGACAAATGGATGGGGTGCGACCAAAGATGTAAAAGAGGGAGATGTCTGGTCTCAATCTTATGCTGATGAAAGATTTGATGGAGACATTGTTGAGTATGAGAATTACATAAATGATATGGTGTCAGTACCATTAAATCAAAGTCAGTTTGACGCATTGTGTTCTTGGGTTTACAACCTAGGTCCGGCAAATTTAAAATCATCCACAATGCTCAAAGTTTTGAATGAGGGCAAGTATGATCTTGTACCATCAGAAATGAGGAAGTGGTGTAAAGCAGGGGGTAAAGTTTTAGAGGGATTACAAAGACGCAGACTTGCAGAAAGTATGCTCTTTGAATCTAATGGAGATTGGCATACAGTTTAATGGCATTAAGTAAAACTCAAAATAAAAGATTGGGTGCATTATTATCAGTAATGTTTAATGAAGAAGTGCCATCAGAAGTAGTCAATGAATTAATCAAGTTAGAGTTTTTAGAAGTTGTTGGAAATGATTTTAAGATTACAGAAAAAGGACTTGATGAAAAGAATAGACTTACTACTTTGGCAGGACTAAATATAATGTATAAATCTGAGAAGAAAGGTAGTGTGACAAATGGCAATTAGGATAGGATAGGATTGCCACACCACCCCTCAAACTAATGTATTATTTTTCTTGATCTTTTAGGAAATAAATCTTTTAGTTTGTCAAACATATATCTCATTGCTTCCAATTCTAGTGGTGGTAAATCTCCACCCAAAAATAGTGTTTGCAATTCTCTATGAGCAATACAGTATCTCATAAATCTAGCAAAGTTATCATCATCAGATACATCTAAATCATAGACAAATTCTAAATGATCTTGATTCTTTATTGACATCTAATGTTTGTCCCCAGAGTTTTCCCAATCCAATCCAAGTTCTTTTGACAAACCTATGTCACTTCTCTCAGAAACAAAGCTATCTATACCTTTTTCTCTTTTTCTATTACAAGACTCAAGAGCAGTAAAGTTATCTTTGTATCTACACACCCATCTATATCCTTTGAAATGTGGACACATTATATAAACATAGTACATTTTTATCCCCCTATAAAACTTCTATGAGTCTCATAACTTCATACCTTGAGTTATGAATATCAACATATTTTAAAAAGTAAGTTTCTCCCTCATTGCCGGGAGCATAAGCAAGTATTTTGACAGACCTTTTGCCATAACATTTATCTGCTTCGTGGTAATCCTTATTCTCATCAGAGATACTCCAATCATATTCCCATTCTCTAGGATATATACCAAGGTCTTTATTGGCATATCTCAATGCTTCTTTCTTTGATGTAAAGCAAAAGCTATCATTATATAGACCACCAGATATTACATAAAATTTCATTAGGACCTCTCATAGGGTTTTGAATGATAACCCCATTTGAACTCTTTGAAATAATCAACTTTCAAAGATTCATTGATTCCCTCTTCTTGTAAAGATGGAAATAAATCTATACCTGTTTCTTTATGGATCAACTGCAAGTCACCAATAGATAGATGTTCCCATATCTCAAGTTCAAACATTGGATGGTGCATTGAGGTCACAAAACCATGTCCGGGAGTCTGAAACTCTACCATTTCATGCTCACCCTCATAGTAATCAAAGTCATTGTAAACAAGAACAGGTGTACCTGTTTCTTCATGGTTTATATTTATACTAGAGTCAGTATGTTCCCATACCTTGTATTCTTGTTGTCTGACTTTGCAATCTACAAGTTTTTCTATACCAACTAGCACTTCAATTCTGTAAGAACAGGCACCAGAGTTAAAGACATCAGATAAGACTGCATAAGTTCTTCTAATGCCATTATAGGTTTCTTTATAAAAGAACTTAGGATAAAAGTCATACTCAATCTTAGTTCCCTCTTCCCCAGACTTATGTTGTTCAAGGGTTTTATGCTCATAATATTTTTTCATTTTTTCTCCTTTCAGTTTATAAGTTAATTATGATTCAAATTTCCAACCTAGAATCTCACAAAGCTTTTCATAAGATTCTTGTCCACTTGATGACATTCTTTGGTGTTCCCAACCCAAGTCATCTACCAAGTCTTTGATCTTATCAAATCTTTCATAGAATCTATTTATTACTTTTAGTTCTTTTTCTGTAATTTTCATTTTATCTCCTTTCATTTAAAAAATTAATATTACATTAAGAATATTAATCCAAATTGGATTCAAAGTCAACAACATCTTGTATTCCAAAACTTGTAGATTCTTTTGGAATTTCTACATTAGATTCAAAGTCTGTAAAAAGAGTGCCATTTTGTTGCCATCTTTTTTCTATAAGTTTTGCATAATCTTCATTGAGTTCTATAAGAATGCTATTTCTTAAATTGTTTGCTGCGACAATACCTGTAGTTCCGGACCCAGCAAATGGATCAAGGACAGTTCCATCCGGGGGACATCCGGCAAGAATACAAGGTGCAATCAAGTCTGGTGGATAAACTGCAAAATGAGCTTCTGAATATGGTTTTGCAGAAACATTCCAAACATCTCTTTTACTTCTTTTACCATCAAACTCTTTTATTTCTTTTGTATGTGGATTTTCTCTATTAGTAAAAAACTTTCCACTCTCATGTTTTTCTCCACCCATAAGTTCATATTGGTATCTTCTTTTTGAATTTTCATAATCTACAGAATCTTCTCTTATTGATTCATGATCAAAATAATACTGAGGACTTTTGCTGAATAGGAATATATATTCATGAGATTTAGTACATCTATCCTTTACACTTTCCGGTAGAGGGTTTGGTTTTGCCCAAATGATGTCTTGCCTTAGATATAGTCCAACTTTGTCTCTGAGGGCAAATGCTAACATCCAGGGGACACCTATAAGGTCTTTATTCTTTAGACCTTTGACTTTACTAGCATAGGTATCACCAATATTGATCCATAAAGTACCATCCTTTTTAAGAACTCTTTTGCATTCAGTAAATATTTCACAAAGATTATCTATAAAATCTTGAGGTGTAGCTTCTAAACCTATCTGATGATCAACTCTTTTTGCACCACATTTCTCACAAATGTCTTTATAAAATGCTTGAGGTTTCTCATTTGATGAGCTAATTTTATGGATATTTAGGATCTCACCCGGTTTATGATCACAATCCGGATCACCACCAACCCAGGATCCAGTGTCATAATCTCTTAAATTAAAATATGGTGGTGAGGTGACAACACAATTTACTGATTCATCATCTAAGGTTTTAAGTTGATCTAAGGCATTACCAATCAACAGTTTTATATTACCACTCATTTTTTCTTTGTTCTCTTCAATCCTTTTATGTAATTTTCTCTGCCATGTTTATTAATATATTTTTGCTTTTCATCAACCATGATAGCCGAAGCATAAGCAAATAGGCCAGTAAGGATTACAAAGACTACACCTATAAAATTCTCTACTATTTCCATTGGTTGCCCTCATACCAACCAACTAAACTTAATCTTTCTCCTTTGGTGACAGGTGTGATTTGATGATATAGAAAACTAGGGAAAACAATTAGTGATCCTAAGTTCTTAGTTTCTGGTGGTAATTGTGGAATGTCTTTACCAAATATAAAGTCACCACCCTCATATTCTTTTGGATCAGTAAGCTGAACTGTAATTGATAGTTTTCTAGTTGTTGGAACACCTCTTAGTTTGCAATCCATGTGTTCTTTGTAATATTCAGATGTTTTATATTTGGCAATCTGAAACTCTGATATGCCAGAAATATCAAAACCAAAACACTCCCTATTGGCAAGATTCACTAGGGGGGTTAGTATTTTATATAAATCTCCCCAACCAGGAGTGTTGTAGCCAAAACCTACAATACTAGACTTTCTAATAAAGTCTACTTGTCTCTCATCTCCAAAACCCACTTTGCCTTTGTGTGGATTTACATACATATCTTTTATATCATTTATTTGTTTTTTATCTAATGCACTATCAAGTGCAAACCACCAATCATTCATTTTTTTCTCCTATTCCAGGGGTTATCATATCTTCTTCAAACATATCAAAAATAGATGTCTGCTTGTAAATAGTGACAGGGTCTAAAGGTGTAGGATTGTCTATTAGGTTTTCATATAGAAATTCAATTACAGGTACACACCAGCCATTTCCACATTGTCTGTACCTCTGAGTATTACTTACCATAGAAGTGTAATCATCCGGGAGTCCCTGGAGTCTTTCACATTCTTTTGGAGTAAGCCGTCTCCACCTTAATTTATTTTCTACTGTTTCTGTTATTTGATGTTCATTGTTTAGGTTAGGTGTCAGAGTTCCTATTTTTCCATCATCTCTTGGTACAAGTTCTTTGTCTCTAAAGTCTGTATAATCTTTACCTGTTTTCTGTCTCATTTCTTTTCTTTTCTTTTTGGCATTTTCTGTTCTGACTTCTTTATAACTTTGGACTTCTTCTATGCCAACAATTGAACTTTTTGAAACTGTTGTAAGTGCATTTGATTTTTCATCAGACCTTGGCTCAAGCATTTGTGTTGTCTCTCCGGCAACTGATCCATGATGATCTTTTCTTCTACCCTTTTCATCATAAGCTCTACCAACTACTTGACCACCTATTGCTTTTGTAATCTTTGTTTCTTGTATTGTTTCATCTTGAACAGGAACTTTTGGCTCTAAATTGCCACCACCCATACTTGTTAAAGTTGGTGCTTTACCATTTGGATCATAGATTCTTTTTTGATGATCATGACCATTTATGTCTGCTTCTCCTATCTGCTTTATACCGGCAGGTATCAAAGTTCTTTCATGCCTTTCTGATGAATGATGAGGACTTCCCGGATGTGCATTTCCATAAGTAGCAGTCACACACCATGCTTTACCATCTGGTGTGGTCATTGAATCAAGTCCCTCTGCAAAAATATTCTCTTCTATATATGCTCCATCAGTAGGCAGATGATGATAACCAGCAATCAAAGTTCCAATCTTTTCACTATCTTTAGTAAAAAACTCTTGTCCTCTTTCTGACATTTTAATCCTTTTGTAAGTCTTTTCTGATATATCAAAATTGATGTCTGCATTTGGCTCTAAAATATCTTTGAGCAAAATACCTTTGTCTTTTGGTTGTTTTTCTTTCAAGGGTATATTTGTCCAATAGAGTCTTTTTCTTGATTGTGCTGAAACTAAAGAAGCATTTATTTTGTGAGGGTATTGGAAAAGATGTTCTGTTATAACTTGTTCAAACTCTTGTTTCATTGGTACATTCTCTAACATCCAATATTTAGGTTTTAACTCTTGAACTAATCTGACAAATTCAAAGAATAGTTTTGACCTTGGATCATCAAAAGCAAGTTGATCTCCGGCAAAACTGAATCCTTGACATGGCGAGCCACCATGTAGAAGAGTGATCTCTTCATCAAAATCTTCTGCCTTGATGTCACAAACATCTCCTAGTTGTATTGTATTTGGATAATTATGTTGTGTGACTTGAATGGCAAATTTATCAATCTCAGAAGCATAATATTTATCTGGTTTGATACCAATATTATTAAGTGCCACTTGACCACATGAAACCCCATCAAATAATGATAGAACAACAAATGGTTTCTTTTTACTCATTTTTGAATTGTGGATTTATCACCAAGAACTCTGCATAACTTCTTGCCTTTGTTGTATATAGTTCCATTACTTCTTCAAAACATGGGTGGTCATCATTAGAAGCATAAGGCATTTTGTTTATTTCAGCAATTCTTTGATCCACCCAATCAAAAGGGGAGATCATCTTCTGGGTTTTCTCTTTCATATATTGTTTGTTCATAGAGTTGTTTTGCTTTATTTTTTCCATAATCTTCATCCTCAAAATAATGTTTAAAAAACTTTTTTTCATTTCCAAACTTTGTATGTAGTTCTGCATGATGTTCATAGCAAAGTGGTATTACATTATCATCTCCACTCCGGAGAGATAAACCTCTGGGTCCAGAGTGGGGTTGTAGCAAGTGGTGACATTGAACAGGTGTTTTTTTGCACACCACACATCTCATACTTGCTACTATCATTAGATGTTCCCTATCTTCAACCCTCTTTACCACTACCAAGGAATCTCATCATCATTGCTTTTTGATGATACATTTTCATCATTGTCTATGACTTTGCTGATGGTGACATCTAAAGCTTTACCACTAAACTCACCATCCTCTACATACCAAGCAGCATATTTGAGTTCCTCACCATCTATAGTTATAGGTCCGGATTGATCTGTACCATCAGTTCCGGGTATCTTTTCATTGTCATATATAAGACCAAGAGACAGACAAAGTTCTAACTTCTTTTCTTTTGTTTGCTCATTCTCAAACTGTATGACTTTGATGTAATGTTTATCACCTGTTTTGTCATAGATATTTCTACCTTTTTCATCTTTTACAGGTTTACCATTTTCATCTTTTCTTACAGAAACTTCTTGTATGTTCCCGGACCTAAGAACTTTACAGTTTGATTCTGTAAATATTCTTCCTTTCATTTTTGGTATAAAAGTTTTTTTATTCATCATTACTCCTTAATAATTTATATTCATAACCTCTTCTACCATATTGATCAATATTAAGAGGTCTTTTGATTACAATCTCCCCTGTTGTGGGCAAACCATATCTTTTTCTATTCTCTGAGTCCCTCAGAGCTCTTCTCTGGGCATTTATGGAACTTTCTGAATAGAAACCCCACCTTTTATTAATTGCCCTCTGTAAGTCCCAATCTGTCCACCATGTCCCATCAGACATGGTGATCAGTACATATTCCATAAGATTCTTAGGTTTTGCTTTCACTAGAAACTCCTACAATATCTTCTACCCACACATCATGGTAGTGAGCAACAACTTTATTCAAGACTGTATGTTCTTGACCTTGAGCATTCTCTAATGCAGTTCTAATGGTATCTTTATTCATTCTAAAGAAGTCTTTATGTTCTTCTTGAATGTCTTTTTTAGCAACTCCTAGATGTGTTTTAAGTTCTTTGACTAACTCAACTTCACCTACATAAATTCCGAGATCCTCACCCTCTACAGAAACTAAAGAATATTTATTAGATATGACTCCCATTTCTGACTTATCTTTTTGCTTATCTGGTAAATCTTCACCATATACAGAAGAATCTTTCATGCTAAAAATATGATGTCCAAGTCCAAACATAGCTATACACTTAACTAAACATCTCATCCTTGCGTCTGATATTTGTCTAGTTGTTGGATTCTTGATACTGTTATTGTTGAAGTCCATAGGTGGCAACCACATATACCTTTCAAGATTTCCAATTCTTACTATGCAATGTACCATTACAGTACCATTGTCATTTATAGTTTCCGGAAGAAACTCATATTGTGCTTGAGGATAGACTTTCATAAGTTCTAACCATGCCACACCCCAACTTAGATAAGTGAAATTACCCTTTTTATCTGTATAGTCAGATACATCAATTTGAGTAAGTGTATTCCACACTTCTTTATAAGTTAATTCATTCATTTTATTTTACTCCTTTTAAAATGGACAAAACCTCTTTGTCATCTTTCAACTCTGAAAATCTAAAATTATCAAAGTCTGGGACAAACAAAGAAGTCATGTCTTGAATATCATCTGATATTGAGAGCAGTTTCTTTATTGCTAAAGCACCCCTCTCTAGTTCATCTAAACTTGCTTTTACATTAGCTACTTCAAGGGACACAACATCTGATTTAGATTTATTGCATACAATGTAGTCTGCTAATGGAAGCATTCCAGTGCAATGCCCATAAAGAGCAAGTTGCCTTGAAACAGAATTTGATAGTGCTGATACAGACCTACCAGAAGTCTTAATATCCCTCACTACCCCATCCTTTTCATATTTGAGATCAATATATCCAATAATAGGTATTGGCAATCCTTTCATCTCATACATGACTTTTTCTTGATAAGAGTCTGCTTGATCAAAATTTTTGTAATGATCTATTGCCGTTTTTATATATCTAGGCAACAACTCTCTTTCAATCTTAAACTTTTCTACCGGGATTCTTTCAAAGATAGTATTGTCATCTGCTTTCTTATCTTTTTCTTTGATCTTCTGACTTGCTAAATAGACATCATCATCAAATTGTTTTAGACCTTGAGTCTGGACCTGAGTAATGCTCTTGGGTTTAAATTCTTCATGATGTAAACCAAAATAACTACCTACTGCTTTATCTACTGCATTACCTCTCCACATTGCTGGTGATCCAAGGGATTGTATTTTCATTATGTATCTTATGATCCAGAGAAGTGGACTAGCTATATATAGATTTATAGAACTTGGAGAGAGGTGTTCTATACCCCATCTTTTAAAAATATCATCATTCATTTTATTTCCTCATTTTAAAAATTCAGTTGAAGTGTAAATCCTAACATAGTAGAATCCATATTGGAATAAATTAATCAATATTGGACTCAAAAATATGAAACTAAGACAATATCTAAAAGAAAATGATCTATCACAAAGAGAGTTTGTAAAAGTTGTTTTGAAAAAAGCAGACAAACTTATACCACAAACAACTCTGTCTAAATATATTCTTGAAACAAGAATACCTACAAAAGCAAACATGAAAGCAATCACCATAGCTACAGATCAAGAAGTTCAACCAAATGATTTTTATTCAGACTAATCATTGTAGATATTTATGTAGTCATCAATAGGATATGTTTTTGCAACAAATCTTCTGTTAGACATATCATATTCCAAAACTGCTTCACCAATCTTTCCATATAAATCTTGTTCTCTGATTTTTCTGGTGATTAGTTTTGTTTCTTTTTCTTCAATATCTCTATAAACAGTCAAGATCACATCTGATAAGTTTGACCAATGTGCTGATCCGGATATTGAATATGAATCTGGGATAGCATACTTGCCATCCTTTTCTCTTACCATTTTTGTTGGATGGGCAACTACCCAAAAGCAAATAGAATGCAATCTAGTAAATCTTTTACATTTAGAAACAAAGTCTCTTATCCATTCATCTTCCCTTTGATTTTGCCCTCTGACTGCACTTATCTCATTAAATGGGTCCAGAACTACCCCCTTGCAACCAAACTTGTATATGGCAGATTTAGAGATGTCTAAGAGCAAATCTATACTTGGTACTTCATCATGAGTTTCCATAAAAAAGAAATGTTTGTTGATCCATTTCATCCCTTTCTCTAATTCTTCTTTTGTCATTCTATTTGAGAAACCCTCTTCAAAAGATTTCTGCAAATACATTTGCACCATTCTTCTGATGTGCATACTTGTTTTGTGTTCTGGAGAAAACATTACAAATTTCCATCCATGATTTTCAGCCAACAATATTAGTATCTGATCAAGCAATAAACTCTTGCCATGATTAGGAATACCTGTCACCACACTAAAAGTTCCCGGCATTACTTGATAAATATCATCTACATTCTCAAGTCCAATCCTTATAGGTTTCTCAAAGTTGCCATCATATAAATCTAAGACTTCATCATAGTAATCTCTGACTGTATATAATCCATCTACAGGATATGGTTGGCTATCTTTTAGGATCTCATTTAAAACTTCTCTACCATGTTTCATCAAAACATCATTTGCGTCTTTGCAATCTTTTGGAGTTTCTACATACCAACATTTGTCTTTTCCAAATCTATGTACTAACTCTTTATGTAATGCTTTTCCCGGATCATCTGTATCTGTAAAAATTATTACTTTCTTTGCAGCAAGTGGACAGTTCTGCAAAGGTGCAAATCTTTTATCTCTCTCATCTCCTTTAAATTCTTTAGGAGCTCCCCCAGGAAGAGATGTTGCATTTGTATAACCTATTTCCCACAAAGCACAAACATCCATTTCACCCTCAACAAAAATAATCTCATCTTGATCATAGATATTGTTGTAGTTATAAAGCATAGGTTTTGTTCCGGGAGTCTGTACAAAAGTTTTGTTATGACCTCTATATTTTATATTTGCAACTGATCCATCTGCCTCAAAGTATTGAAAGGCAATCATCTTTTTATCTGATTTTATTCCAATGTTATTGACTGTCTCATTTGATATTCCTCTATCATTGAAGAATTTATACATTTCAGTACTTGGATTCTTTTCAACTATTGGTGGTTTGTAATAGCTTTTTTTTGCCGGTTTGTTATAGAACTTAGCACCATAGTTTTCTTTATGACCACCGGACCACTCACAATGATGACATTTCCAAAGAACAGTACCACCATCAATACTAACTGATAATGGATTGTCTTTTGGATTATGTGGTGGTTGACATTGTGGACATTTGACTTTCTGATTTCCATCAGATGTGTGTTTTACTTTGATATTGTTGTCAGACAATATCTTATATATATCATTCATTTTTATCTCCTAGGGTTTATCCCCAAAGTTTACTTAAATTCATTTTTCCCTTTTCATTTGACTCTTGTTCTAATTCATCTCTAAATCTTTCTTGATTCAACCATGTACTTGCATGGGGTATAAATTTTTGTTCTGTTTTATTTTGTTCCCAAATCTTTTTATGTTTCAAAAGACCTTTCATTATTTCTTCATGATTGGATTCTGTACTTGAACATAGTTGCACATATTTTTTCAAAGCTTGTTTCTTTCCAATCTTCCTTGGATATGCAACCCAAAACTTATGATCAAAGTCTTTGAGTATTTCTCCATACATCTTTAGTCTTTGTTTATCTTTCTTATTATCTTTATTATTGGGGGACATAGACTTCCGGGGTGTCTGGACTTCCACTTCCAAAGGGGTGTGGACATCAGAGTCCATACTCACATAATACCTATTTGAAGTCCCTAATCTTTGTTCTATGGAAATGTATTTCTTTTCTGCTAACCAACTTAATGATCTTCTGATTTGTCTGTCTGAAACACCACACATCTCAGCAAGATAACCTTGAGATGGATAGCAACTATTCCTTTCATCAGCATATTCACAAAGGATAATGAGAACAAGTTTTGTAAGTGGAGTGTTGCACTTGATCTCTCTACCCCATGCAACTGCTTTAAAACCCATTATAGGATTCTCACATAACCTGTTGGCTCAACCATACAAAGATAATTACCCCAACAATCCTTAAGAATCCAATTCCCTTGTTCAATATAAGAATTTTCTCTGTATGGATATTCAACATTACTCATCCCATAAATGTCATACATAAAACACTTATATTTATATTGAGCATTAGCAAAAGTTAAGTCTGTAGTTTTACTCATTTGATGTACCTCATTTAAAACAATTCATAAACATTCAACCCCATAATGGATTCAAGGTCAAGATGTAATTTGAAAATAATCTCTGTTTCTTTATACTGACAACTTATTAACAAGAATTACCAAACCTATGCAAAAACATACCAACAAAAAACCTAAATACAAAAAAATCACCAAGACTTTGAGTGACCAAATGTGTGAAGAGTTTGTGCATGGAACAGTTGATAGTAAAGGGATTAGGACTTTATCTAGTTTGAGATCCTTAGCAGTAGCTCATGGAGTGTCAGAAAATACTTTGTATAAGTTGGCAAAAAGAGAAATGTGGCAACAGAAGAGGGAGAACTTTCAGCAAGAACTAGAGAAAGAATTAGACCAAATCCGGATTCAAGAGTTTGTTCAAGCAAGTAAAGAGTTTGACTCAAAGTCACTTGAGATTGCTGTAAAACTATTGCAGAGAGTTGGCAAAACAATAACTGAAAAACAAGATAGTTCTTTCAAAGAATTTACACCACAACATCTGGATCAACTAGCAAGTGCAAGTATAAAGATTCAGAAGTTTGGTAAATTGGCACTAGGAGAAACTACAGACAGAATAGATATTCATGCAACAACAGATGAAAGCAAAATATTCCAAGAAGCTATGGAACTCATTGACCAAGTTGTCAGAGAAAGGGAATCTGATGACAACCAAGGTCTACATTGATTGGGCAAAAACAGCTAGGAAAAAACAGATAAGACCAGAACAAGAACATTTTATTTGGATGTTGTTGGCAGGTAGAGGTTTTGGTAAGACATTCACCGGTGCATATAATACTGTTTTATATGCTCTAAGAAACCCAGGAGTCCAATGTGCTGTTGTAGCTCCTACTCATGGAGACTTAAGAAGAGTTTGCTTTTCTGCAATGACAAACATAATCCCGGATGAATGCCTTTTACAAGATGGCAAACAAGCTGGTTATGCAAGTACAGTATCAGAAATCAGATTACATAATGGATCAAAAATAATTGGATTTGCTGCAGCAGAGCCAGACAGACTTAGAGGTCCACAATTCCATCATGCTTGGGTTGATGAGTTAGCAAGTTGGAGATACCCGGAAGCATTTGATCAACTAATGTTTGGACTAAGATTAGGAGATGATCCAAAGTGCATAATCACCACAACACCAAAACCTACAAAAATAATTAAAGACTTAATTGATAGACAAGATTGTATTGTCACCAAAGGATCAACTTTTGAGAATGCAGATAACTTAGCTGAGAGTGCATTGGAGATGTTGAGAGAAAGATATGAGGGAACTACTCTAGGACGCCAAGAATTGTATGCAGAAGTCATAGATGATGTTGATGGGGCTTTATGGAATCCTGGTCTTATAGAGGAAACTAGACTGTCTGATGATGTAGATATACCTTTACAAAGAATAATCATTGGTATTGATCCGGCAGTCACCTCAACAAAATCATCAGATGAAACAGGAATTATTGTTTGTGGCAGAGACTTCAATGGAAAGTATTATGTGCTTGAGGACTTAAGTGGAGTGCATGAAGCAGATAAATGGGGTAGACTATCAGTCAGAGCTTTCTATGAATGGGAAGCAGATAGAATAGTTGCAGAGGTCAACAATGGTGGAGACTTAGTGGAAAGACTACTAAGAACTATAGATAGGACTATTCCCTATAAGGCAGTAAGAGCTACAAGAGGGAAGTTAGTAAGGGCAGAGCCAATACAAGCTCTTTATCAGCAAGGTAAGGTCAGCCATGTAGGTGGATTCCCGGAACTAGAAAGTCAAATGTGTAGTTATACAGGGGAGTCTACAGAGTCACCAGATAGATTAGACGCACTTGTTTGGGCATTGACTGAGTTGAGTAGGAGTTCTGGCAAGGCAGTATTTAGGATAAGTTGAGATGGCAGAAAAAACATTATTTCAGAGATTTACAGGTTTCTTTGGAAATACACCAACAGAAGAAGAAACAAAACAGATGGGCAACATTCTAGGAGTGCATAATGTCACATCAGAGGGTAAAAACTATAAATATGGTGATCTTGCAAAAGAGGGGTATCTCTCAAATGCAATAGTTTATAGATGTGTTAATGAGATCAGCAAGGGTGTATCAAGTGTCCCTTTCATGATCAAAAACAGAGATGAGGAGATTGTAGAACAACATCCGGTCATAGAAGTTCTAAAAAGACCAAATCCATTACAAAGTTATTCAGAGTTTTTCAACAGTTTAATTGGTTATCTAATGCTGAGTGGTAATGCTTATATATTAAAGGTGGGTGGAGAGAACAGACCACCCCAGGAGCTACACTTACTCAGACCAGATAGAATTGAGATCAAGGGTGAGGGCAGACCAATTCCTAATAGTTATCAATATAAGATCAATGGAAAAATGGTTGGTGACTATGCTGTTGATCCAGAGACAGGTACATCTGATCTCAAACATATTAAGTTATGGAATCCCCTAGATGACTATTATGGTTTGTCCCCCTTGTCTGCTGCAGCAGTTGAGATTGACCAACATAATTTGGCTTCAAAACACAATATAAATCTATTAGATAATGGTGCTAGACCATCTGGTGCAATTATCTTCAAACCTACAGATGAGACAGGAGTGGTCACAAATTTGTCTGAATCTCAAAGACAACAACTTAAGACTGATCTCAAGAATAGATTTACCGGAGCCAATAATGCAGGTAGACCTCTTCTGCTTGAGGGGGACTTTGATTGGAAAGAGATGGGATTAAGTCCAAAGGACATGGATTTCCTCAATCTAAAAAATATGTCTGCAACAGATATTGCAATGTGTTTTGGTGTCCCATCTCAATTGGTAGGAGTACCAGACGCACAAACTTATAACAATGTCCAAGAAGCTAGATTAGGTCTATATGAAGAAACAATAATCCCACTACTCAAGAAGTTAGAAAGTGATCTCAATGAGTGGTTGATTCCTATGTATGGGGATGACATACATCTACATTTCAATATTGATGACATCCCGGCACTTTCAGAAAGAAGAAGATTGATATATGCAAATGTCACAAATGCAGTTGCTCAAGGTATTATGACAAGAAATGAAGCAAGAGAAAGACTTGGTCTGACACCTTTAGATGGAGCAGATGATCTTTATATATCAGCAACCTTGTTCCCACTTGGAGCAGAAGCACCAGAAGTTCCAGAGGAAAGTGCTAATGAAAAAGATATAGATATATATAGTGGACTTGATGAAAAATCAGAAGATGTCTTAGACACAAAAAAAACAAACTTTCCAACAAGAGGAGATGATGAAAAAATATCTCTAAGAAATAGTAAATACAGACAGTTTGATTATGAGTTTGCTAAGAATGTAAAAGAGGGTGGAGCAGTTGGAAAAAAGATTTGGGACGCCGGTGGAAACATCAGAGGTGATACTGCATTTGTTCTTTGGGGTAGAGCAAGAAAGGGAGAAGAGACTACAGGTGTTCTAAATTGGATCAAGGAAAGAGAAGCTTGGAGTGCTAGGCATACTGTAGTTGATGGCAATCAATTTGTGTCCGGTAGTCTTGAGCCAAACCTTAGTAATGTAAAAGGGGTTGTTGCCCTCATGAAATGGGGAAGCGTAAATCCAAAACTAGGTATCTCCGGGATGAAAGCAGTAATCTTAGAACTTACTAAAAAGTTAGAGGGTAGAAAAGAAAGTGGATTACAGCTTGATGAAGAGATCCCAGACACTCAAATAAAAAGCTATGCTTGGGACAAACTAGACTGCAAAGCACCAAAACCTAGTGTAAGTGCAAGAATTAAAAAAGCATTAGAAAAGAAAGTATCAGATCACAATGATAAGTATGGAGATAATAAAACCAAAAGAGCAACCTATAGAATGCTCTCTGCTTGTTTTCTTAGGGGTGTTGGAGCTTACTATTCTGATAGGGGAAGTGTACGCCCAGGAGTGACCGGACCTGATCAATGGGGACTGGCCAGAGTGAACAGTCTGCTTTTTGTTTTGAGAACAGGAAGATTTCAAGGTGGTCAACATGACAGAGATTTATTGCCAAAAGGACATCCAAAAAGTACAAAGGACTAATCAATGGAACTTGCAGAAAAGCAAGAACTCAGAAGAAGAGTAAACCTAAACAAAGAGTGGTTTAGACAACTCAGAATAAGAAGAAATCTTGAAAGAATAATATTTAGAGAACTTGTAGCTGTTTTTAGAAGATGGTTGAGTTCAACACTATTTCTATATACAGAGTTTGGCACTTATCAAAATGGAGTTGCTCAAGCTAGATTATCAGAAGAACTCAATCCGGTTTTGCAGAGATTCTATAAGAGAGTCTTTCAAACAATTATTGAGGGCAACATAGAGATGAATGAAAAGAAACAAGCAGAGGAAGTATTTGTCTTTGGTAGATCAATAATATTTGAGGACTTGGTTGCTAGTTATTTTGTGACTAGGGATTTAATACTTGCAGGTGTTTCAAGAGTATTAGCAGAAAAAATAGACAGAATAATCCAAGAGGGTAGAGCAGATGATTTGACATTAGATCAAATTGCAAGAAATGTTGACAGAGTATTAGGTCCTAGTATTTCTGCAAGAGCAAATCTTATTGCAAGAACAGAGACACATTCTGCAGCAAGTTTTGCAAATCATACTTATTATGAAACTGTAGCTGATGAACTTGACATGACCATGAAGAAAAAATGGATTGCAACCGGAGATGAAAGAACAAGAGACGCACATTCAGCTATGAACAGCAAACCATATATTGATATGGATCAAGCATTTATAGTTGATGGTGAAAGAATGATGTACCCTGGGGATTCAACAAATGCAAGTGCAAAAAACATAGTAAATTGTAGATGTGTTGTTGCTTATGTTGATGAAAGAGATATATGACAATCAGAGGTATTACTGCTGGAGCATTTGACTTACTTCATGCCGGTCATGTATCTATGCTTCAAGAAGCAAAGACTGTTTGTGACCATCTGACTGTTGCACTACAGATTGATCCAAGTATAGACAGACCAGATAAAAATAAACCTATACAAAATATCATTGAGAGACAACTACAACTCAAGGCAATAAAATGGGTTGATGATGTGATTGTATATAACAGAGAAAGAGAGCTCCGGGACTTGTTTGTAGTTCTACCAATAGATGTCAGAATCATTGGAGAAGAATATAAAGACAAAGAATTTACAGCAAAAGACATTTGTGAAAAAAGAGACATTCAGATTTACTACAATTCAAGACAGCATAATTTTAGCAGTAGTGAGTTGAGATCAAGACAAAAGTAAAGTATTCTTTTAGTTGGTGAGGGTATCTAGGTAATCCTCTAGTGTATATAAAACAATTCTTTCATAAGAAATTCTCTTACCCTCACCATCTAAATTAATCAGTCCAATATATTGTGGTTTTTCCATATCTAATATACTATCTATGGTGTATGACTTATTAAATTTGCAAATAAGGGAGTTAAACACTATGGCAAAGGAAAAGGAAAGTGTTTTAACAGAAGTAGTTAAAGAAAGTTCTAGTAAGAACAACATAGAAGAAAAGTATCAAAACATCTCATCTATTCTTGATGATCTAAAGGGCTACGGCTCTTATGGTGGCAAGAAACCTAAAAAGAAAAAACCCAAAGACATGATGAAAGAAGAAGTTGGCAAAGACTCTTTTGACAATCCCGGAGAAGCTCAAGCAAGAGCAAGAGAGATAGGTTGTAGAGGGATTCATACTGTAGAAGAAAATGGGACAACAATTTATATGCCATGTGAAAGTCATGATGAATATTTAAGAATTACAGAAAATGATGAGAATATGCCAGAAGAGGGCAAACCAGGAATGCACAAAAAACCCAAGAAAAAACATGACTGTTTATGTGAAGATGATGAGATCCTAAACAGTTTTCAAACTCCTGTAGATTTAAAAGCTTATCATGATGAAGAAGATGAAAACAAAGAATATGGATTTTTTGAGGGGTATGGATCAATCTTTGGTAATGTTGACCTTGGCAATGATGTTATTCAAAAAGGTGCATTTACAAAAAGTTTAGAATCAAGACCACCATCAAAAGTCAAACTGTTATATCAACACAAATCAGATATGCCTATTGGTATTTATGATGAGATTACAGAAGATGAAAAAGGTTTATATGTTAAGGGTAGAATTGCACTCAAGACAAGAGCAGGAGCAGAAGCTTATGAGTTGCTCAAAATAGGTGCATTAGATGGTCTATCAATAGGGTTTAAAACAAATCCAAAAGATGTCTCCTATGAAGATAGAGGACAGAAAAGGATTATTAAAGAGGTTGATTTGATGGAAGTATCATTGGTGACTTTTCCAATGAATCCAAAAGCAACAATTACTGTTGTCAAGGGTGAGGATATTTCTATCAGAGATTGGGAAAAAGGAATGCGAGACGCTTTTAACCTTTCCCGGTCTGAATCAAAAATATGTGCAAAAGCACTTCAAGACTGTTTTAGTCAACGAGAGGTTGACCAGCATACTGAGATTGTAGACGCAATCAAGGGACTACAGGAGACTGTAGAGAATTTAACTTTAAAACATCAGTAAATTAGGAGGCAATTATGTCTGAAGATGTGAAACAAGTTATTGAGAATTTTGGTCAAGCTTTTGAGGAGTTCAAGAAAGTTAATGATCAGATTCTTGATGACAAAGCTGATGGTAAAAGTGTTGCTGGTTTAGAGGAAAAACTTGTAAGGATTGAAGAAGATTTACAAGGTCTTGAAGATCAGAAGAAAGCACATGACCAATCAGTTGAAAAGCAACAAGAGATTACTGAAAAGTTAGAGAAACTAGAGACTGTATTAAGCAGACCAAACTCTGGTTTTGATAGCAAAGCAGTAGACTCTAATGTGAAAGCATTTGATTCCTATTTGCGAAAAGGTGAGAAATCACTTTCAGCAGATGAAGTCAAAGCTTTAACAGTAAGCAATGACTCTACAGGTGGATATTTAGCACCACCAGAATATGTGAGGGAACTGTTGAAAACAGTCACCGAAATATCACCTATTAGAAGTATTGCAAGGGTTAGAACTACATCAGCTAGATCAGTTCAAATACCAAAAAGAGCAAGTACATTCTCTGCCCAATGGGTTGCAGAAAGTGGCACTAGGTCTGAGACAACAGGTTATACTGTTGGTTTAGAGCAGTTGTCAGCACATGAACACTATGCTCTAGTGGATATTTCAGAACAAGATTTAGAAGATACAGTCTTTAATCTTGAACAAGAAATGCAATCAGAATTTGCAGAGCAATTTGCAAAAGCTGAGGGAGCAGCATTTGTTAGTGGTGACGCTGTTGGTAAACCAGAGGGATTACTTACAAACTCATCTGTTGGTCAAGCAGTTAGTGGAAGTGCTAGTGCTTTAACGGCTGATGGATTACTAACATTAGTGCATTCAATTAAGTCTGAGTATGGGCAAAATGGTAGATTTGTTTTTAACAGAAATACACTTGCTGCAATCAGAAAGCTCAAAGATACTGCTGGACAATATGTGTTTCAAGCAGGTATGTCTTTAGAAAATGGAGTACCAAATACTATCCTTGGCTATCCTTATGTGGAAGCAAGTGATATGCCGGATATAGCTGGAAATGCTTTTCCTGTAATCTTTGGTGATTTCAACAGAGCATACTTAATTGTTGATAGGGTAGCTCTAGCTGTATTAAGAGATCCTTTCACTCAAGCTACAACCGGGAATGTCCGATACATAGCAAGAAGAAGAGTGGGTGGTCAAGTGATACAACCAGAAGCAATTGTAAAACATAAAATCTCAACTTAAGGTAGGTGAACTATGATGGATTTAGCAAATAATCTAATAGCAGTACAATCATTGGCACCGGCAGTTAGAACTGCTGACGCAAATGGTACTGGAGTTGATCTTCAAGGATTTGAGGGTGCAATGTGTGTTTTTGATATTGGAGCAGAGGGTGACACACTTTCTGGATCAGTCAAAATTGATGTCAAATTAGAACATTCAGATGATGATAGTTCTTATTCTGCTGTCACTTCAAATAGTGATATTACAGATGGAGCTATTGATTCAAATGGTATATGGGCTACATTTGATGATAATGCAGAAGCACCAGCAGTTGCTAGTATTGGATATGTAGGTGGCAAAAGATATATTAGAATCGTTGCTGACTTTACAGGTACTCATTCAAATGGATCACCTGTAAGTGCAATGGTTTTGAAAGGTTTTGCAAGACATAGCTCTGACGCTGGTAGCAATTCTGATAGATAAAACTATTATGTGGAGTGGTCTATGACTGCTCCACTTTTTTAAAAAGGTAGTAATTTATGGCAAATAAAAAATACAAAATGTTAGTTCCAAAGGCAGGAACAGCCAATGAACTTGGAAGTGAAGCTAGACTCTACAAACATGATGAAGTCATTGAAGCAAAAGAACAATGGCAAGAGGACTTGATGGTGCAATTTGTTGAGAATGGTTTTGCTATGGAAGTCAAAATGGATAGTGTTGATGAATCAATAGATGTAGAAGCAGAAGTCAAGGAAGAGCCCAAAAGAGCAAGGAATGAAAAAGGTCAACTCATGGGAGATGATCCGGACACTCCAGATGTTAATGAAGCATGGGAAGGTGGCAAAGCTCCTAAGAAATCAACAAAAAAGAAGTCTACAAAGAAAACAACAAAGAAAAAAAAGTAGCACTTACATCCATAAAGACTTGGTAGTAATATAATATTGCAGAAGCATAAGATGGTAGACACCATTAATTTAGGAAAAAGGATAATTAATGAGTGCTGGTTTTCATCATTTTATAATTGAACAGGGAGCAACCTTTCAACAAATACTTACACTAAAAGATAGTGCCGGTGCTGTAATTAATCTAACAGGTTATACAGGTGCAGAGATGGACCTTAGACTTGATCAAGATGATTCTTCAACAGTTGTCACTCTGACAACAGCAAATGGTGGCATAACCAATGGTGGTAGTGCCGGGACATTGACTCTTCTAATATCAGCAACAGATACAGCAAATCTTACCCCCGGAGATGGTGTTTATGATTTAGAGCTGACTGACGCAAATGGAAAAGTAGACAGACTATTAGAGGGTACATATAGCATAAGAGGAAATGTAAGCAGATGAGTATAGTCAGTAGTATTACAGTTCAAGACAATACCAACTTATCAATAATTACAGTTGGAACTCAAGGTGCTTCTGGACCAAACACAATACTTGCAAAGTCTGTCAACTCAATAACTCTAGCAAGTGGAGATGAGGGTGGACTTCTTATTTATGACAATGGTAATAATCATTGGTCTGTATCTACACAAAACTCAAGTCCAACTGCCAAAGTAAGAGAACTAACTTTCAATAGTGGTGGAGCAACTGTATCTGAAATCAAAGATGAAGATAATATGGCAAGTAATAGTGCTTCAGCTCTTGCTACACAACAATCAATAAAAGCTTATGTAGATAGTCAAATATCACCACTTGGTATTTCTGATGGATCAGATTCTATATCTATTACTCTAAGTTCAGAAACATTATCTATTTTAGGTGGAACAGGTGTGACTTCTAATGCAACAGGTAATCAAGTCACATTATCTATTGGTCAAGCAGTTGGTACTTCTGACAATGTCACATTCAACAATGTTGTTGTGTCTGGAGACTTGACTGTCTCTGGCTCAACCACTTCTGTCAATACTGCAACTCTAAATATTGCAGATAACAAATTTACACTTAACTCTGACTATACAGGGAACTCACCATCTGAGAATGCCGGTATTGAAGTTGAAAGAGGATCAGTAAGCAATGTTGAATTTGTTTGGAATGAATCTACAGACAGATGGACAGCAGATAATGATTTTCAAGCAACTGCTTATTATGTAGGCAGTACAGAAGTCATAGACTCCTCTGGTGTATGGCAGGGACCATCAACAGGTTTGAAAGGTCAAAAAGGTGAAGTTGGAGTACAAGGTAGTGTAGGTGATAAAGGTCAAAAAGGAGCTACAGGATCAACAGGTAGTCAAGGTGATAAGGGACAAAAAGGAGAAGTAGGATCTCAAGGTATTCAAGGTAATCAAGGAATACAAGGACAGAAAGGTGTCAAAGGTGAAGTAGGAGTGACAGGAGATACAGGACCAACTGGACCTCAAGGCACTCAAGGAGACAAAGGACAGAAAGGTGAAGTTGGCAGTCAAGGTGATAAAGGACAAAAAGGTGAAGTAGGTAATACAGGAGCCCAAGGGGACAAAGGACAAAAGGGAGAAGTTGGTAGTACAGGAAGTCAAGGTGATAAAGGACAAAAGGGTGAGATTGGTGCAACCGGGAGTAAAGGTCAAAAGGGAGAAGTAGGTAGTCAAGGCATACAAGGAGATAAAGGTCAAAAGGGAGAAGTTGGAACTACAGGTGACAAAGGAGAAAAGGGACAGAAAGGGACTACAGGTGATACTGGAAGCAAAGGACAGAAAGGTGATAAGGGACAGAAAGGACAAACAGGAAACACTGGTAGTCAAGGTAGTCAAGGTGTTCAAGGTGACAAGGGACAAAAAGGACAAGTAGGTGGATTTGGTGGACAGACATTCAGCTATCAATTTAATACTTCTACTACTGACGCTGATCCAACTGCCGGGAAACTTGCTCTAAATAATTCTACAGTTTCTTCTGCAACTGTATTATTTATTGATGACTCTGATGGTAGTGGTGTAGATATTCAGTCATATTTAAGAACTATTGATGACTCCACATCAACAATCAAAGGGCATATAAAATTATCAAATAATGAAAATGCAAATGACTTTGCAATCTTCACTATTGGGGGCTCTATTACAGAAGCAACAGGTTATTTCAAAGTGCCTATATCATTTGTTTCTGGATCAGCAAGTTCTTTCTCTGCAAATGAAAATCTAGTAGCTACATTTGCAAGAACAGGTGATATTGGTAATACAGGTGCAAAAGGTCAAAAAGGTGAAAGTGGATCAGATGGCAATGATGGAAGTACAGGACCTACTGGACCAACCGGAAGTCAAGGTAATGCAGGTCCAACAGGTCCAACAGGTGATACCGGTGCCAAAGGACAAAAGGGAGAAGTTGGTCAAGTTGGATCAACAGGACCCCAAGGAAGTACCGGACCTACCGGACCATCTGGAAATGATGGATCAGATGGCTCTGATGGTGCAGCAGGTGATAAAGGACAAAAAGGACAAAAGGGTGAACTTGGTACTCAAGGAAGCACTGGACCTCAAGGAAGCACCGGACCTAGTGGTAGTAAAGGACAAAAGGGTGAGAGTGGATCAGATGGCTCTAATGGTACTGATGGAGATAAAGGTCAGAAAGGAGAAGTTGGTAGTCAAGGAAGTACCGGACCCCAAGGAAATGTAGGACCTACTGGACCTACCGGAAACACCGGAGATCAAGGTGCAACAGGTGACAAAGGGCAGAAAGGAGAAATTGGTAATACAGGTCCGAGTGGATCAAACGGCTCTAATGGAGATAAAGGTCAAAAGGGTGAGGGTGGTAGTGCCGGTGGAACAGGACCTAGTGGAGCAAAAGGTCAAAAGGGAGAAGTAGGATCTCAAGGTAATCAAGGAGATACTGGCTCAGTAGGTCCAACAGGGAACAAAGGACAAAAGGGTGAGGTAGGTAGTACCGGACCGACAGGAAATACTGGCTCAACCGGTCCAAGTGGAGCTGATGGTAATGATGGATCAAAAGGTCAAAAAGGTGAGGTTGGATCAACAGGCAATACTGGACCAACAGGTCCTACAGGAAGTCAAGGCAGTAAGGGACAAAAGGGTGAAGTAGGCAATACAGGTCCAACAGGTCCGAGTGGAAGTAATGGCTCTGATGGAAGTAAAGGTCAAAAAGGAGAGGTAGGTAATACCGGTCCAACAGGAAATACAGGATCAACTGGCTCTGCCGGTAATGATGGTAGTAAAGGGCAGAAAGGTGAGAAAGGTCAGAAAGGCACTACAGGAAATACCGGACCTACTGGACCTTCTGGCAGTAATGGCTCTAATGGATCAGATGGAAGCAAGGGACAAAAAGGTGAGGTAGGAAATACTGGCTCTACAGGTCCTACAGGAAACACCGGTGCTACAGGAGATAAAGGTCAGAAAGGTGAGGTTGGTGCTACAGGTAATGACGGCTCAGATGGATCAGATGGATCAAAAGGTCAAAAAGGAGAAGTAGGTAATACAGGTAATACCGGATCAACAGGAAGCAAAGGTCAGAAAGGTGAGGGTGGAGCTACTGGTCCTCAAGGTAGTGCCGGTACAGGAATTACTTTCAAAGGGCAAGTTGCCACAACATCAGACTTACCAAGTTCTCCAACACCATCTCAAGGTGACGCTTATATAGTTCAATCAGATGATTCTCTTCATATATATGATGGCAGTAGCTTTACATCCGGGGGATCAATACAGGGACCAACAGGTAGTAAAGGGCAAAAGGGAGAAGTTGGAAATACTGGCTCAACAGGTAGTACCGGACCTACTGGACCTCAAGGTAGTGGTGGAGACAAAGGACAGAAAGGACAAAAAGGAACTACAGGAAACACTGGATCAACAGGTAGTGCTGGATCAAAAGGACAGAAAGGTGAAGTTGGAAATACAGGTCCAACAGGAAGTGCTGGATCAAATGGATCAGATGGTAGTAAAGGACAGAAAGGAGAAGTGGGTAGCACCGGATCAACAGGACCTACTGGACCTACCGGAGATCAAGGAAGCACCGGTCCAACAGGAAGTACAGGTGCCAAGGGACAAAAAGGACAGACCGGAAATACAGGTCCTACAGGAAATACTGGACCAAGTGGTAGTAATGGCTCTGATGGAGACAAGGGACAAAAGGGAGCAACAGGTAGTACCGGACCTCAAGGAAGTACTGGACCGGCAGGGAGCAATGGATCAAACGGCTCTAAGGGACAGAAAGGTGAAACAGGACCAACAGGTAGTCAAGGGAGTACTGGACCTACAGGACCTAGTGGTAGCAATGGTAGTAATGGCTCTAAGGGACAAAAGGGAGAGGTTGGTAATACAGGAAGCACCGGATCAACAGGACCAACCGGACCAACAGGAAATACAGGTGCTAAAGGTCAGAAAGGGCAAACAGGTAATACTGGCTCAACTGGACCAACAGGTCCATCCGGAAGTAATGGCTCAAATGGTAGTAAAGGTCAAAAAGGTGAAGTAGGAAATACAGGACCAACCGGACCAAGTGGATCAAATGGTGGCACTGGACCGACAGGTCAAAAAGGTCAAAAGGGTGCAACCGGAAGTACAGGTGGCACTGGACCGACAGGTCAAAAAGGTCAAAAGGGTGCAACCGGAAGTACAGGTGGAACTGGACCTACTGGACCAACAGGAAGTCAAGGAAGTACAGGTCCAAGTGGATCAACCGGACCGACAGGTCAGAAAGGTCAGAAAGGACAGAAAGGTCAGAAAGGACAAACAGGAAGTACAGGTGGGACCGGTCCAACTGGTCCAACGGGTCCCCAGGGAAGTCAAGGTATTCAAGGAAGTGCCGGACCTACAGGTCCAACCGGAAGTAGTGGTGGTACTGGTCCAACTGGTCAGAAAGGACAAAAAGGGCAAAAAGGTCAAACAGGAAATACCGGACCAACAGGTAGTAGTGGTGGGACCGGTCCAACTGGTCCAACGGGTCCCCAAGGAAGTACTGGACCTACCGGAC